CCTGGTAACATTCCAATGTTACATGCTGGTAGAAGCGATGGTCTTTTGGCTTCAAGCCCTAGAAATTTCCCAATATCCGTCAGTTTTGATTCATACTTTGACTTTGCTTCAACAACAGATGTTAGACTAACTGTCAAAATGTCAAGTACAGACTGGAGTCTAAAATGGAATGATGCAGGTGATGGATGGCCAGTACACTTCACAATTAAGAAGATTGGATAATGAGCACAGTAAACAAACAAGGATGGCTATGGTTATTACCAATATACTTTACTCGTTGGCGGCTATTCCCACGGGGCTTTATCTTATTCTATTTTTGGTTATGCACAGAGACAGCACTGTGGTTCATGGGCCTCCCTATACCGTCCGCATCACAAGCGGCTTTTGCAACAACGATTATATCTGCAGGTGCGGCATGGTTCGGCCTGTATGTAAATAGTGGCAACACATTAGGAAAAGACGAATGAGCGGAGTTGAAAAGAGAAACTTAGAAAGCAATCGTCCTCCAAAAGAGGGTGAGATTGTTAAAAAAGGTATCCTTGTTGGCAGGGACCAAGTTCCTGTTGATCCAGAAGAAGTTGTTAGGCTTGCTCGTATGTGGTGTTCCTATAAAGAGATGGCAGAGTGGTTTGGTATACATGCTGACACACTAAAGTTTAACTTCCATGCAGAGATTGCTATGGGTAGAGCACAAACAAAGCAAGCACTGAGAAAGAAGCAAATTGATTTAGCACTGTCAGGCGATAAAACAATGCTCATCTGGCTTGGTAAAAACATCCTTGGACAAAGTGATGATCCAAATGAGAGTGCAATGAATGCACCTCTACCATGGACTGATGAATTAGATGGAGATACTGAATGACACATCCACTAGACTTAGACACAACACGAATAATATATGACACAGTTACTATGACTGCCTTAATATACAAAGGTGATGGTGTTGTTAGTGTAATTGACATGATTCTGGTGGATGAGCTTTCCTTTAACTCATTAGCAATGTGTGATGGTAACTTTGTGTATGTTAAGGAAGAGTTTATTATAGGAATACAAATGGAATATGGCAGATATATGACAATGGTTGGAGACTTTTCTGAATGGGATTGAATGTTCCACAAAAAGCTGTTGCTGACTGTGATAGCCGCTTTAGAGTATTAATAGCGGGTCGTCGTATGGGCAAGACATGGCTAGCTATCCGTGAGTTAGCTAGATTTGCTAGGTTGCCTAATAGGAAGATACTATATATTGCCCCATCATATAGGATGGCAAAGCAAATTGTTTGGAAAGACTTAAAAGGAAGACTTTCCAAAGTTAACTGGACTAAAAAGGTTAATGAAAGCGAATTAACAATAACATTAGTTAATGGCAGTGAGATAATGCTACGAAGTGCTGACAACTACGATAGTATCCGTGGACTTGGTGTTGACTTTGTTGTATTTGATGAGTTTGCTGACATTGATATTGAAACATGGACTGAGGTTGTAAGACCAGCCTTGTCCGATCGCAATGGACATGCTTTGTTTATTGGAACTCCTAAGGGTGTCGGCAATTGGGCTAAAGAGCTTTATGATCGCGGGCAAGAGGGTTTGGACGATTGGACAAGCTGGCAGTTTACTACACTTGACGGGGGTAATGTTACTGCTGATGAAATAGAATCAGCAAAAGCAGACTTGGATACAAGAACATTCCGTCAGGAGTATATGGCAAGCTTTGAGACTTATGCTAACAACATCTATTATAACTTTAATCGTAGTAGATTGGTTGATGGTTTTATATTAGGTGAGAAAGATGTTGTACACATTGGAATTGACTTTAATGTCAGTCCTTTAGCAGCCGTCTGTGCTCGTTGGAATGGAACACACCTACAAGTGTTTGATAACATTGAGATATATGGAAGCAACACACAGGAAATGTGTGATGAGATTAAATTGAGATATCCAGCACATAATATTGTTGCTTATCCAGATGCAAGTGGCGGTAATCGCAGCACAAAAGGCAATACGGACCACAAAATACTACAAATGGCTGGCTTTGAAGTTAAGTCACCAAGGCGAAACCCACCAGTTAAAGACAGAATTAATGCTGTTAATGCATCATTTGAAAATGCAAACGGTGATACTCGTTTACACATTAGTAAGAAGTGTAAAAAGCTAGTTGAGTGCTTGGAAAAGCAAACATATAAAGGCGATACACACCAGCCTGATAAGAATTCAGGGTATGATCACATGAACGATGCCCTTGGGTATCTTGTACATTCATTAATGCCGATTAAGAAACCGGTAGACAACGACAGAACACCAGATTACTACGGTGCTATTTGATGATAATTAAAGAATCTAATAACACTAAATACATACAGTATAGGAAATACAAATGAGCCTATTGGACAAACTTAATCATAAGCATGATGACTACATAAGGCAGAGCAAGAGATGGCACTTTCAGTACTCATCATACATTGGTGGGGACACCTACAAAGAAGGCGGATACCTTCGCAAATACTGGGGTGAAGACCAGGCTCCTTTTGATGCTTATGCGGCACGAATTGATGTCACACCTCTAGACAACCATGTCAAAACAACTGTGGACATTTACCGCAGTTACTTGTGGCGACAAACACCAAATCGTACATTAGGCAATCTTTATGATAAGCCTTTTGTTGACAAATTCATGGACAATGCAGACTACGATGGACAAACAATAGACAGTTTCCTTAAGACTGCACTTGATTGGGCTATGGTACTTGGACATGTTTGGATTGGTGTTGACCGTCCTAGCATTGCTGCAATGAGTGCAGCAGACGAAATAGAACAAGGCATATTTGCCTACACAACAATGTACACACCACAGATGGTAACTGATTGGGAGTTTACAAAGAGTGGACCCTTCAAAGAACTAACTTATTTCAAAGTAATTGAAAAGACTGCAAGCGACAGGCACACTATTAAATGTTGGTATACTGATCGTATTGAAGTGTTTGAGGTTAAAGTAGACAGCCTTAACCAGGAATACGAAGAAGTATTGAGCATGGAAGAAATGCCAAATAACCTTGGTAAGATTCCTTTCATCCCTCTTATCCCACACAAGTCACCAGTTACTGGAATGGGTGAAAGCATCCTAAATGATGTTGCTGACATGCAACGGAGTATATACAACAAACTAAGCGAATTAGAGCAAACTATTCGCCTAAGTGGACACCCTATGCTTGCTAAAACTGCTGAAACAAAAGCACAAGCAGGTGCAGGTGGTATTATTACACTGCCAGATGATATGGATCCAGGACTATATCCACAGTTACTACAGCCAAGTGGTAGTGTGGAATCAATCCTTGCAGCAATACAACATGATATTGACTCAATTAATGCAATGACACACCTTGGTGCTGTTCGCTCAACTAAGGGTGCAGCAATGAGTGGTGTTGCATTGCAAACAGAACGACAATTACTCAACTCCAAACTTAGTGATTTGAGTGATATTATAGAAGAAACAGAATATAAAATTTGGAACTTATGGTTTGAATGGATGGACATTACACCTGGACCAGATTTTAAAGTGGAATATATTAAGACATTTGATACTAGAGATGCAAGTTATGAAATGACTGTATTGGAAAAGGCTAAAATGCTTACTACTAATATGGACTTCCACAAGTGGGTTGAAGTTGAAATTGCGAAGCTTACAATTCATGACGAAGATGAGCAGAATGAAGTAGTTACGAGCATTATGGAAACCCCAGCTACTGACTTTTCTGTAGGAGATGATTTAGACACAGGCGAGATTGCCTGATTCACATAAATAAATGTGATATACTCATAATGGAGGACGGACATGGACGACCAAAACACCATGGATAATAGCCAAGTTGACACAACTGAGGGTGCTCAACATACAGGCGACAATGATACTCAGGATACAGGTGGTAAGACATTCACACAAGACGAATTGAATGCCATCGTTGCGAAGCGACTAAGCCAAGCTCAAAAGAAATACGAAGATATAAATGTCGATGAATATCGTCAGCTTAAAACTGCAAAAGAACAGCAGGAAGAAGAGCAGATGATGAAGCGGCAGGAATTTGATAAAGTTCTCAAGCAAACCGCCGAGAAAAAAGATTCCGAAATTAATAAACTTCGTTCAGAGCTTAAAAGTGTTCGTGTAGATGGTGCCCTTGTTAATGCAGCAAGCAAGCACAAGGCTACTAATCCAGAACATGTGGCAAAGCTACTTCGTGATAGTGTTAAACTAGATGAAAGCGGAAACCCAGTCGTACTAGATGGTGCAGGTGAAATTCGTTACAATGTAGATACAGGCGAACCAGTCGGTATTGATGATATTGTAGCAGAGTTTATTAACTCTAATCCATACTTTAAGGCTGCTGGCAAACCAGGATCAAACAGTTCCAGTAACACTACATCCAGGGTTGAGCAAGAGCTTGATCTCACTGCCTTAACTGAGCGAATGCGAAATGGCGATAAAGCCGCAAACCTTGCATATAAAAAGCTCATGAAAGAAGGCAAACTATAAAGGAAATAACCCATGTCTAATAACAGTGGTTTTAACTTAGAAAGTCTAATGACTCCAGCTCTTGCAGCAACAGTATTTGCAGCACAAGAGAGCTCACTATATCTACCAGGCGGAATTATCCCAATGGAATCAGTTCCAGCTGGTAGCACAGTCCTACAAGTACCTGTACTTGCTAAGGCATCTGCTGGTGAAAAAGACTCAGCAGCAGCACCTTTTGGTAGCGATGACTTCACTTCAACAGCTATCACAGACAGCACAGTAAACATTCCAATGAGTGTTTATGCTCGTCGTACTATCCTTCGTGATGTTGGTGGTGTTAACCCAGCAACAGTTGGCCGTCAGCTTGGTAATGCAGTTGCACAGTCTTTCGACCAAGATGTTACTGCACTTTTCCAGACTTTTGTTGCTAACACAGCAGTTACTGGTTCAGGCACAAACTCTGCACTTACTATCGATGATATGTTTGATGCAGCAGCTGAACTCCGTTCAAACGAAGTAATGGGACCGCTTTATGCTATCCTACACCCTCGCCAGACTGTTAATATTAAGAAGACTCTTAATACAGCAGCTTTTGCGAATGCTGATGCACAGAACGAAGCTATGCGAAGCGGTTATGTTGGTTATGTTGCAGGTATTCAAATCTTTGAATCCAGCTTCATCACAGAAGACATTGCTGCTCCTGACCACCTTTGGGAAGGCCTCGTGTTTGGCGAAGATGCTATGCGAATTGGTGTACAAAAAGGTGTTGACCTTGAGATTCAGCGACGAGCTGAAGCTGTTGGTTGGGACCTAGTTGCTAACCTACATGCAGGTGTTGGTGTTGTTGACCAGGCTCGTGGTATCGTGGTTAAATCAACCGGAACAGTAGTCGAAACATAATTCGACTATATTGGTGGCGGCATTTAGTCGCCACCATTTGCATATTGAGGAAATCTGATGGCATTTGCTGACAATAACGACTTGCTTAACTTAAATTCGTCAATCTTTGAACATGAGGTTCAGGATTGGACAGCGGAATTAACACGAGCAGAAAATGATATCCTTCGCAAAATCCAAGCTGAGTGGTACAACAAGCGATACAACAACGATAATTGGGATCCACTAAACTTAGTAGAAGCCCAGTGGACACAAGCCACAATGTATCGTGCAATTGGTTACTACATCATGCCGCGACTTACACAGTGGCGGACAGATAGTGATGCTTTTCAAGAGCAAATGGAGTTTTACCAAGCTCGCTTTGCAGAAGAAATGAGTGACCAGTTTGCTATTGGTATTCAATACGATTACAATGAAGATACAGTAATTGATGAGAGTGAAGAATACTACAACCAGCAGGATAGACTATGGCGGTAACAGATAGCACTAGAGAGAAAATTGCAGTTAATATTGTAGATACTCTCAAGCAAACAATTACTGATGATACTAGACCCTTTACTATTAAAAAAGTAGTTAGAGAGCCTGTTATTATTAATGACTTAGCGGCAACTAGTATGCCACTAGTGTTTGTACAAAGTGCTAATGAGACAAGAGAAGATACAACTATGGGTGGTAGTGCTATTACTCGCATGGGAACTATTGATTTTGTCTTGCATATCTACATAAAAAGCGGAAGCCGTGACACTGATCGAAACACACTACTTGAGATTATTGACACTGCTCTTGAGGCAGATAGAACAAGGGGCAGTAATGCACTAGACACACAAGTAATTGATATTGCATTAATTACAACTGGAGAAAGTGCACCTTATGCTAGTTTAGCAATTACTGTACAATGTGAATACTGTTTTACGAAGGGAACTAGTTAATGTCTAAAATGTATAAAGATGGAAAAGAATATGAAATTGATGAAGCTCGTGTTGAGAAACTACTCAAACGGGGTTGGTCACTGGTAGAAGACACACCAGATCCGGAAGATGTCAAACCAGATCACGATGATCTAGAACAAGATGGAGAAATTTAATGGCTTGTTATGTAGGCAAAGACGGTGTGCTTAAAATTGGTGCTGTTACTATCGGTGAAGTAACTAACTTCTCAGTAGAAGAAACAGCAGAGACAATTGACTGCACCGCAATGGGCGATGTTTACCGCGACTTTATTGCTAGTTATAAAAACTGGACTGCAAGTGCGGAAGTACATTGGGACCCAGACGATACTGGACAGACAGCAGTTGTTGTTGGCACTGAGGTTGTTCTCAACCTTTATCCAGAAGGTGATGTCAGTGGTGATGTTGAATTTACAGGTACAGCAATTGTTACCGGTAAAACAATCAACTCAACCTTTGACGGCATTGTTAGTTCCTCACTTACCCTCCAGGGTAAGGGACTTCTAACTGAAGGTGCTGTAGCCTAAACTAAATTAAAGGAGCCGAGATGTCTAGTGATCCTCGTAAAGTGATAAAAAAGCTAAACAGCGAGATCAACAGGGACCTTGGCTCCTTTTTTTCTGACTTGGAGCAAAACCTAAGACAACAGACCCCTATTGATGAAGGGCGGGCCCGCCGTGGTTGGCGGAAAACTGGTAGTGTGGATATTAATAGTCCAGCAACTATTAAAGTAATTGAAAACCGTGTTCCCTACATTGGTGTTTTGGATACTGGAACAAGTAAGCAAGCACTTAATGGAATCGTTACCCCAGCTATCAAGAAAACTGGAAGGGGCACTAGAACATAAATATGACTACGGGCAAGATTGCCTTAAAACACCAAGGAAATAATTAATGAACACCCCAATTGATAAAGTCAAACAGCACTTTAGAGAGCAAGTTAGTGGAACTGAACTTCAGGGACCACTTCATATAGATGAGTGGGACCTAGATGTGTTCTACAAAAAGAAAATAAACCTAAATCAAATGAGTGAAATTACTGAACTAGCAAACGGCGGCAAAATGCTTGAAGCCGTTGTAGTTGGTATTATTACTCGTGCCCTTGATGAAGAGGGAAAGCCATTGTTTAAAAAAGCAGACAAAATAACACTTATGCGAAGTGCAGATCCGGATGTACTACTCCGTTTAGCAAGTGATATGGGGGATGTCTTTGGCGACATGGCAGAGGAAGATTTGGGAAACTCATAAAGGACAATGATATCCGGTTTGCATTTGATTTAGCAAGCCACCTACATATGAAAGTAGAGGATGTCATGTTAATGTCCATGATGGAACTTAACATGTGGAAAGTTTATTTCCATGAAGTCCACCAAGAGAGAAAGGCCCAAGGCCGGTAAAGGAAGAACATGGTTGATTATACAATTGCTATCAAAGCTGTCAACAATGCCTCAAGGGGTATTAACAGAGTTGAAAGTGACTTAAAGAGACTCGACAGCCAAGCACAACGAGTATCAAGTAGCCTTCGCCGTGTAGCACAATTCGCAATTGCAGCTGGTGCTGGTGCAGTTATCCGTGGTATTACACGACAATACCTAGAATATGAAAAGTACCAAGCTGTCCTAACAACCTTCCTTGGGTCACAAGAAAAAGCAAATGCTAAGTTAGAAGAACTTAAAAGCTTTGCAAACACAATCCCACAAAGTTTACAAGACTTAACAGGTGCCTTTGTCATCCTACAACGACAGGGTATTGACAACAGTGCAGAGAGCCTAGAAGCTTTTGCCGACATTGCTGCTGGTAGTGGTAAATCCCTTAACCAGCTTGCAGAGGCACTTGCTGACTCAATAACAGGTGAGTTTGAACGACTAAAAGAGTTTGGTATTAAAGTAAGCAAAGAAAATGATCAATTTGTTGCACGATTTGGTGATCAAACTGTTGCAGTTGCATCATCAGCTAAACAACTTACAGATCAACTTGTTGATTTAGGTAAAAGTGGTGGTATATTTGATGGTGCTGCTGGCAACTTTGCTGGCACACTAACAATTGCATTTAGTAACTTACAAGGTGCAGTATTCAACCTTAGTACAGCTATTGGTAACTTGTTTGCTCCAGCAGCTATTGCAGCAATTAATGCTTTTGCAGGAGCAATTAACTTTATTGCAGACAATATTGATCGATTTGTTATCACAGCAGGTGTAGCAGCCGCAGTATTAGGTGGCAGATTTGCTGTTGCTGTTGGTATTACCGCAGTTAAAGCAGTATTTTCTCTTGTTACAAGCTTAAAAGTATTAAGAGGAGCAATAATACGAACAGGTATTGGTGCTCTTATTGTTATTGTTGGTGAATTAATTTACCAGTTTACTCGACTTGTAGAGGCAACAGGCAGTATTGGTGAAGCATTTGTATTAGCGAAAAATGTTGCTGTAGAAGTATTTGGTCGCCTACAGTTACTTGGTTCTTACTTTGTAGAGTTTATGGGTGATGTAGGATTTGCTGTTGAAGCTGTCTTTAAAAAGATGTGGGGCAATATTCTTATTATATCAGCTGATTCTATTGACACAATAATCAGTAGCCTTGGTGGTGTTAGCGGGAAAGTTGCTGCGGCACTTGGAATTGATACTGCATTATCAGATGCACTTAGATCAGCTGGAACAGATTTAAGCAACAGCGGTGACGAATTTCTTGGTGGATTGCCAGACTTACTAGGTAGTTATGGTGAAAGTATAAAACTTCTTGCCACTCTTCCACTAGAGTCACTTGCTGAACTTCGTAAAAAGATGGAAGAGGCAGGTCTCTCGACAGAAGAAACTGATGAGATAATTGATAAACTAGGCGATACATTAGGCAATCTAGGACCTAAAATAGATCCGCCTATTACCGGACTACAAAAGTTTACCGACCTTGTTAAAGATGCAGGGAAAGCTCTTGCAAGCGACTTAGCCACAAGCATTAGAACAGGTGAAGGCATACTATCCAGCTTTGGTAGCTTCTTTACTGGTTTAATGGACCAAATTGTTGCTAAGATACTTGAAGTAGCATTTGTTAAACCTATCCTGGACAGCTTGTTTGGTGCCGGTGGTACAACTGCTGGCTTCCTTGGAAGTCTTGGTGATTTGTTTGCTGGCGGATTTGCTACTGGCGGACAAATTCCAGGTGGAAAGTTTGGACTTGTAGGTGAGAATGGACCAGAACTTATAAGTGGTCCTGGAAGAGTTTACTCTAACAGTGACAGTGCAGCTATGCTTGGTAACAACAGTGGCGGAGGAGTAATTGCTCCTGTATTCAACACAACTATTAACCCTGGACAAGACACAAGTCCAGAAGCAGCTAGAGAGTTTGCTAACAACTTCAATAAGACAATTGAAGCTAAAGTTACAGACACAATCATTAAAATGCAAAACCGTGGTGGCGGTGGTTTCCAGAAATCTAGGAGTTACTAATGGTAGCACTCATACTAACAGATAAAATTAGAGCAGAAGCACCTAGCCGTAGTGCAAAGATGCAAACTGAACGATTCCAAACAGACAACTACACAATCCGTGCAGCAAGAGGCTTTAATAATGTTGAAGTAACTTACCAGCTAAGTTGGACTAAACTTACTCAAGCAGAAGCAAAGAGTTTGGGTGATTTGTTTGATGCAACATTAGGTGTAAGTCTTATAGAATGGACACCACCATATGAGAATGTAGAACAAAACTTTACAGTGCAAAGCTATGATATACAATTACTTGAATCATCAGGTGCAGAGTTTACATATGTAGCAAGTGCAACTTTAATTAAAGAATATGATTTAGTTGCACCGCCAGGGCAACCATAATATGAAAGATAACACTTAATGGCAACAGTAGAACAGGCAGCAGCAGGCTTAGAGTATGGACAATTACTTGAATTCGTGCAAATCGACTTCACACAGTTTGGTGGGGCATTTTTTAATGCTTATAATAGTCTTGACTCAACACAAGCTGCTGGAGAACTAACTTTTGAAGGACAACAGTGGACACCTATTCCTTTCGTAAGTGAAGGATGGGCACTAGATGGTGCGGGTGGAACACCTAAACCTACTATCACTATTGCCGATGCAAATGCTTTGCTACTAACTGCAATGTTTGCATATGATGATGCAATTGGTGCACCAGTGTACCGTTATGAAAGCACAGTAGACGGTTATGATGAGGGAAGCTATTACGGTCCAGAGATTTGGGCAGTTAACCGTATCATCCAAGCAGATGGTATGACACTAAAGTTTGAATTGGCAGCACCTTTTGATCAGATCCTAAGGAAAGTACCTAACAAGCAAATGTTTAGAACAGAATATCCAGGATTACAAAGGTAACCAAATGACAAATTTAACACCATGGCGAACAGCACAACAGCCGTTTGATCACACAGTAACACAAGCAAGTCAAGCACATGCAGCAGAAGTATACCCACAAGAAAGTGTAGGATTTGTTGTTGATGGAGTGTATATTCCACTTGACAACAAGCACTTAGATCCGGAAAACCATTTCAAAGTAGATCCAGAATTAGTTGCTGAGTATGGCACACAATTACAGGGTGTTATACACAGCCACCCACTAGAAAATCATCCAATGTTTCCAAGCAAGCATGATATGGAAACACAAGAAGCATGGGGTGTACCATTTGGTATACAGCTAATCAATGCTGCGGGTCCAGGTAACATTATTTGGTTTGGTGATAGTTTGCCTATTCCAGAGTATGAAGGGCGCCCATACATTTACGGTGTATACGACTGCTACACAATCCTAAGAGATTACTATCGTGCAGAGCTAGATGTTAACTTACCTATTGTTCCAAGGGATGATGGCTTTTGGAACCGTGGTGAAGAAATGTACTTAGACAATACAATGGCACAAGGGTTTGAAGAGATTGATGTAAGTGATTTACAACCAAATGATGGTATTCTTATTAAGCTTAAAAGCAAGGTGGCTAACCATGCTATACTATACTTAGGTGGAGATAGAGGGCTACATCACATGCCGTTCAGAAGTAGCAGCTATGATACAGTGAGTAAATACATTAATCCAAGTAGAGCAATGTTCCACAGTGCTTGGCGATACAAGGGAAATAAAGATGAATAAAACAAAAAAGATAGTATTGCACGGTGAGCTAGCAAGCCATTTACCTAATGGTGAATTCAAATGTATGTTTAATACAGCTCGTGAAGCAGCATCAGCAATTGAAATGAACTTCCCAGGATTCTTTGAGTTAATCAAAGACATGTATATACAAGTTATTCCAAGTGGACAAAAAGAAACTATGCTAGAAGATCAACTTGCTAGCTGGAAGATTAGAGGCGACGAACTACACATATTCCCAGCAGTAGACGGCAGTGGTGGTGGCGGTGGCGAAGGTGGCAACCGTGGTTTTAAAGCTATTCTTGGATTT